GACTAAAAAAAAGGGCCGTGGCATCACCACACGGTTTATAACAATAGAAACCAACACACATTAGGAAGCCGGCATTCAAGTCAGAGGGTTATCTTAACGTTCTTCTACTATTAGGTTTTCTAACTATTATTTTAGGAAGTAAGGCTTCTTCAGCAGTATAAGCTTCTAATCTCAGATTAGCTTTATTCTTTTCAGACAAACGTTTAGAATCGTCGGCGATAAATTGGTGTAAACTTCGAATTAACTCTGAGTTACTAATTACTGATGACTCTTCTTCCTTATATAAGCTTTGAATGATAGCTGGAATTACATTTAAAATTACTCCTTTAGCTGTGACATTTGGTGATGGCCATTTCGCAGTGTCATTAAAATAAGAAGGTCCTTCCATTATAAAGTTGTAAACATCAGTTAAAGTAATATTATATTTTTTCTCTAAAATGTCCGCTAAATGTGAAGCTTTACTTAAACCAATTTTGAGATAATCACTCGCCTTAACAACTAAATCTTTTCCTCTTTTCCAAATTTTGTTTAAAGTATTAGAAAGACTACGGTATTCGGCCATCGTCATTCTTTCTGATTTTCTGTCTCCAAAACTAATTATAATAGTATTTTCGATATCTGATAAGGGGAGATTTTCAAATAACATTGACGAAATTAAATATTCTTGATGTTCAACCAATCTACCACTAGATTCGTTTAAAACATTCGAATCAACTAACTTAACATACTTGGCAGTTTCGGGATTGTTAAAGATACTCTGATACCATTGAACAGTTGGTGAAACCTGACTCTTACCAGCTTTGTTTTTACCTTTTAAATCACTAACAACTTCAGCTTCAGGTTCAGTTTCTTCTGCTTTACTCGCATTTGAAGACGGAATTCCACTTTTTGATTTATCATCGTTTTTAATAACTGGGTTAGAATTACTTGTTCCGGGAACGTTAGCTCCACTTGGAGTTTTAGATTCAGTACTTGTGTTGAATTGAGTGTTTCCAATCCATTTTTGATCAATTAAACTTTTTGTTAAATCCAATACTGACAGTTCTTCAGGTAAAACATGCATTTTAGCTAACTTATCTACTGTGACCGAAGTAATAGTTAAATTAAAGAAGCTTTTCAAATCCGTGAACATTTGAATTAATAATTGGTTGTAATTACCGTAAGTTGTAATATCAGTAGAAACAGACAAACCGTTATAATCATAACCTCCATCTAAACGTAAAGTTTTGTCCTTAATCATTTGTTCAGTTTCAACTGTTGAAATCCCCATTTCGGCAGGCGCATCTGCTTGGCAATCATGAATAATGTTAACAATTTCATTTCCAAGTAAATTTTTGACGATATTAACATAGTTAGAATCAAGTATCATTTCTGCTCCATCAGCTGAAATTGATTTTAAAGCTAAATTTCCTTTCGTTAAAGTATTAATGATCTGGTTTTCCAATTGTTGAACGTCAACTTTGGCCATAGCAAATAGAGCTAAAAATCTACGAGTAAATCCAATCATTGATGGTTGATTAACCTCAACAAAATAATTGTTATCGATTATTCTTGACTCAAACAATTTGGTCGTTACGGTTCGGAATTCTAAGAGATTAGGGTATAAATGCAGTTGATATGCACTCAAACGGTCGTGAAAACGGCGTAAATGGGACGTTTTTGCATGAATTGTTACTTCGTTGATGTCCCGGTTGGTGGTTGGGCACTTAATAATTTCACTTGGTTTGAAGAGTAGTTCAGCATGCAGGAGAAGGTTGATTGTTGGGCGGTCATTTAATATAATTTGTTCTGATAATCTCTGAGACATTCCACAATGGCTTAGATCTGGCTCCACATTGATATGTAGGTCTTCCATTGTTGTCCTTTTTTTCGTT